TGCAAGTGTTGATGGTATTCTAAGAAGCATTGAACAAAAAGTAGATGCTATAGATGAATTATCACACCTTACAGCTATCAAAGCTAAGAAAGGTGCACAAAGCGGAATTTCACTACAAGTGGAAAAGGAAATGCTGAATGCAAAACTAGCAGATACTGCTGGTGTATTAGAATCAGCAGAAAAGAAAATGTGGAACATGTGGTTTGATTTACAAGGAGTTGAACCAACTGATGAGTTCTATATTGAGTATGAGAAGAAGTTTGATCTAAGAGACAAGCATCAAGAAATAGCATTATACAAGAGTGCGTTAGAAACTGTCCCACATGATAGTTTCGTACACTACATGCATAATGAAGTTGCTAGACTAATGATCAATGATGAATCAGATCTACAGATTGTATTAGATAATATAGCTGAAGATCACAAAGCAATGAATGTTTCATTACCAAATGATGGTGAAGAAGAACAGTCATAAATAGCTTTATAGGATAGGTTGATGACAACCCCCCAATATCCTAACAATTATCCTTGCAAGGGAGATCGTAATATGGACGACAAACAAATCATAGAAAACACTGAAGCTGTAGATACTGGATCTACTGAAGTTCAGGAAACAGAAACAAACCAGGCTGAGAAACTTTTCAGACAAGAAGATGTTGATAGAATCATCGCTAATAGACTTAAACAAGTTGAGCGTAAGTTTGAAGGCATTGACTTAGAAGAGTACAATAATCTGAAGTCCGCGGCGGAGCAAGCCAAAGAACAACAGATGATGAAAAAAGAGCAATTTGAAGAATTACTTCATAAGCAAAAGTCAGAAGCAGATCAAAAGTTAGCTACTATGCAATCACAACTTGAAAAAGTACATGTTGATGGTGCGTTGTTAAATGCAGCCGCACAGCATAAAGCAGTTAACCCAGAACATGTTGCTAACTTGCTTAAATCACAGGTTCGTTATAATAATGGAACTGTTGAAGTAGTAGACTCAGAGGGCAATTTGCGTTATGACACTAATACTGCAGAACCAGTTAGTTTGGATCAAGCAGTACAAGAGTTTATGTCGCAAAACGCATACTTCAAAGCAGCACAACCAGCAGGAAGTGGTGCTAGTGGAAATGCAAAACATACAACTTCAAGAGAAGTTAAACTAACCGATCTTGATATGTCCAATCCGGAACACAGAGCAATTTACGCTCAGAAACATAAAATTGGTAATTCAAGAAAGTTTAACAATAGTCAGTAATACTGATTATTGCATTTTTATAAGGAAAAAATAAAATGGCAAACGAAATCGATACAGGTAACTCAGCTGGACAATTATTTGAAAATGTAACACAAGCAGCTCAGTTTACAATGAATGAAAATGCTTTACTAAGAAACTTAGTAACAGTATATGACATGCAAGGAACACCAGGCCTAACAGCTTCAGTTCCAGTATGGCCGAAAGCGGCAGCAATGACAGCTTTATCAGCTGGTGCTGACCTTTCAAATGAAGATATCGCAGCAACAGCAGTAGATATTACAGCCGCAGAATATGGTTCAATGACAACTATCCAAGATATTGTTATGGAATCTTCACCTTTAGCAGTAGCACAAGACGCTGGTGCAGTATTAGGTGGTGGTGTAGCACAAGCTATGGACGAAGTTATTGTTGACCTATTCACAGGTGCTTCAGTAGACACTGGTCCAGGAGCAGGCGCAGAACTAACAATTGAACACATCCTAAAAGCGGCAGCAACATTGCGTAATGCAAGTGTGCCAATGCAAGGTCTAGTAGCAGTACTAAACCCATTAGCGGCTTTCAATGTTAAAAAAGCACTATTAAACTCAGGTACTAACCCGAGTGCAAATGATCTAGTTAACACAGCGGCAAGAGATTACTTCTTGGGTCGTGTTGCTGGTATCAATATCTTTGAATCAGCTTCAGTAGATGTAGACGGTTCAGGTGACGCAATTTCAGCAGTATTCCATCCAGCAGCAATTGGTATGGTAATGAAGAGAGATCTTCGTATTGCTACACAGCGTGACGAATCAATCCGTGGCTTTGAAGTTGTTGCTTCAGCAGCCTTTGGTGCAGCAGTTTTAGACAATACTAAAATTGTTAAAATGACTTCAGACGCAACTCTGTAATCAATAATTAAATAGGAGATAGGATATGGCATTCGCAACAAACGCACAACTAGTTGAAGTATTACCAACTATTATAAATCACGGTGTAACTGATTTCACTTCAGATTTAGCTGAAGCAGAAAAAGATGTTAAGCGTTATTTAGAAGTAAACTGGTATAACAAAACATTCAGTGGGGGCTACAATCAAGTAGGCCGTAGCACTGGCAGTGAGTTTGATGCTTCTTTATTGACCGAGGCACAGTGGACTAGAGCCACAGTATTTCGTGCATTAAGTACTCATATCCTACCTTCCCTATCACCATTCGCAGTCGGTGGGGACACTTTTAGAGAAATGATAACATTTTATAAAGCTAGATTTGAAGAAGAGATGGACATGGAAATGGCCCAAGGAATCGAATATGACAGTGATAATGATGGTACAGTCGCTAAAGGTGAAGTACATAGACAACGAGCGGATAGGGTTTATAGATAATGAGTATCCGAGAAGACATCACAGCACACATTGCAAGTCAAATAGGTGCAATCACTGAAGTCAAAACAGTTACTAGAGAACCTAAAGTACTGTCTGAAATAGCAACCACAAGTTACCCACATGTACTAGTGGAAAGTGCTAATGAAAGACGAGAGGACTCTAGTTTTGGTAACGAAATAAGGCGTAAAGCTACAATGGATGTTATTATCAATGTTGTAGTGTATAGTAATAACAGAGATCAAAGCCGTAATACTATTATGGAAAAGATTGAAGAGAAACTTGCACTAGATACAACATTAGGTGGTAATGCTATTAATGCTGATACAAGTGAAATCGTTATTAGAGAAATAGGTGAAACTGCTCCATATGGACAGGCAGCAATAATCTACACAGTTGAATATTACTACACCCGTGG